GCTACTGCTGGCAGTGTTCCGGTCGCGAGACCGACAGCACCACCAGTGGCGAGAGCTGTGCCGGTAACCCAACCGGCTTCTTTAAGTGACGCGCACCCTGGCAGAGCAAACACGACCAGGAGGATGATCGTGCCAAGGAGAGCAGCCAGGGTGCGGCGTCTTGTTTTCATCAGGTGCGAGATGTATTCATCAAGACCTTTGTACGGGTCAATCACACTCGCACATCTTTTGTTCAAGTTCTTTTGCGATCCGCTGGTTGGCGAGAGTCAAAAACTCTGGCAAGAAGAACGGCAAGATTGCGTGTGTCAGACCTATCAACCCACTGCCAATGAAAAGGCCGGATATGAATCCGGCCCGAAGAAGATGCTGCCAGTATTTACCCATGGCGTGGGTATGATCAAACACTTTCATAAAAGCTCCTTCACAATTTCCTTGCCCTCGTAATTGGGGCCGACTTTTACTTTCCTTGATTCACAGGAATACCTCGTCGTGCCAGCGGCATTCGACTTGAATCCGTTGCGTCGGAGCGTCCGCTTCATTGTTAGGCACCCAGCGATGCCCATCCGCTCCCAGCCATTAGCCGTTTCGTGATGGCCCATGAACTCAATCGGACTGCCAGTGAGGTAGAGCACCAGCACTATCATTGTTACTGTTTCCATTAGTGGCTCCCACCATTCCCGTTTGCCTTGAGGTCGCTGAAGGCATCGCGCAGCGCCTCCAGACGGCCCTCACTTGCCCGGACCCGGTCAAGCAAGAACTGAATTTTGAGGTCTTGCTGCTCGTTCACGGACACTGCCTTGCCGAAATCCGCGAGGTCTGTCTCAACTGTTTCCACTTGCTTACTTATCATCTCCAAGAGCAAGAAAAGCTCCTGTGTGGCCGCGGTTGACAACTCCCCTCGTTGAAGCTCGTCCGACCATTTGGTCACGGCCACGAGATCGCTCGAACTTAGCTTATGGGCAGTTTCAAGATCGCCAATCCGGCCTTCCAGTTGCGTGTATCCGACCACCGCACCGGCCGCGACGGAAACGATAAATGCCAAATTCCTAATCGGCATTCCCACTCGGGTATTCGACGACAGGTTTAGCGAGTCGTCATCGCTCATTTGTTCAGCAGTCTTTGCTCAAGCGTATCTATGCGGTCGAGGATGCGGTCGATGTGAGTGTCCAGCTCCTGACGACTAACAGTTTGTGTCGCCAGGTCAGTGACCCTGGCGTGAAGCCTGTCGATCTGAGCGAAGATTCTTCTTACTAGCGCCGCACCCAAAGTCATAATCCCGCCCAAAAGAAGATCGACCAGATAGGATGCTTCCATTACATCTCTACTCCGTCTTTCTTTCTTTTGCCTTCGGGAAACACCGGACTCGGGTTCAATGAAAAACTCATTCCGGGCTCACTGGAGGAGCCAGACCAGAGAACGCAGCATTCTTCCGTGCCGTCATCTTTTAGGCGTGTTGCCACGTAGGTCGAAGTCGTCATCGATTGATTGGTGAAGACAATCAGGGTGCTACTTTTAGACATATGCGAAAGCAAAACCGGCGCTTCGGAAAAATCCTCTGCGAGAATTTCAACCATCCGAGCGAAACTCGGTACACACCAAAGTGAGAACGGCACGGTCTGTTGATACATATCCGGCGGTGGCTTCAACCCCTGGCCGTGAGTTGGCATAAAAAAACCGCCCAACGAGGCGGCTGCGAGGAAGATGAGAAAGTTCTTCATGGGGCAAATGACCCCAAGTGTGGTGACCCTGCGAAAGTGCTGATACCCGACCCTACTGCTCTCGAGGATGCGCCAACCGCCCTACGTCGAAGCTGCTGTAGTAATTCTTGATCCGACTTCGTAATCCCCGTGTAGATCCGTTGGAGTTGGTCTAATTTCTCCAGGGCTTTGCCGGGTTCCGTAAACTCAATTTTCGATGCCTCTTCAGCAAGTTTTCGGTTTTTAAACTTAGTCCACCAATTAGCACCCTTCCCGGTGGCCCTAACAGCGGCGTATGCTGGATTAATACTCGCCTCATAAGTGCTTTGTAAAATTTCACCAGGCGCGTTTCCGAACGCCTCTTCAATTTCTGTTCCCGCTCTGGCTGTTCGAGAGCCACCTGTAACGATACCTTGTGTCTTTCGGTAAGCTGATTCCGCGCCCAAGGTGGTTAGAAAAGCATCAAACGATTGGTCATCAGGGAATGTCATTTTCAGGCGATCTTTAATTACCCGATCACCGAGAATCTTATTTGCTAAGGATTGGTTTTCCTTTCTACCAAGTATCCTTAAATCCTGGAGCATTCCACTCCTGAACGCCATTCGTTCTACATCAGTTTTCAATCTTTTAAATGCGCGTTCAAAATCAAGGTCGCTCATTTTTACACTTCTGAATTTGCCACCCTCCTCGGCTGCGTCCTTTATTCTGAAGCCTAACTCGCGCACCTTGTTGGCGGCAGCATATCGTGGATTAAATTGACCTAGCCGACCATTGAATTCATTTCTGATCGTTTTGAGAGAAGATAGTTCTGATTTACCAATTGTCGTGCCAGGAACTTTTCCCACCTCAACCATGCCGTCAAGACCTTGTTTTATGAGTTGCATTACACGAATACCAACTTCAGGACTCTCGAAATCTCCAGTTTGATCCCTGGCAATAAACTCCTTCCACGATGGCAACGGTTGGCCTTCACGACGAGATATAGCAGCCGCAGCCTTATAGGCTTTTTGGAAATCCGGCGCGTTATCGATAAAGAAATCTACAAAGTCATTTTTATCTAAAATCGAGCCTTCCCCTTCTCTAGCGGCGCGATACAGTGGTTGGGATAAACTGGCTGCTCTTTTATCCAACACCATCGCAACTCTGTCGGCATCCGCTCGGGCAGTCATCAACTTGGCAGCTTCTTGTGTGACGCGATCAAATTCGCCACTAGCACGTTGCGTGAATAGATCGTCTGCTCTGGACGCGGCTTCGACTGAGCCTTGGGTAAGACCAGAAACAAATTTCTGCCCTCTTGGTCCTGATACATCCGAGATTGTTGCGTCTGGACCCATCTCTTCGATTACATCTCGGTATGCTTCAGTGGGTGCTTTACCTTGTGCAGCCAGCTCTTTCGTTCTTGCTCCACCAATATCCCGAGCAGCGAGTCCCATGATTCGCTTCGCCGCTTTCTTGGCCTGTTTATCAGCGGCTGCGTACATTGCATTGGGATTGGTGTTGAGCCTTCTCAAAGAATTTGTGGCCGCAATAACAGGGTCTGCGGCTTTTGCAATAACAGGACTAATCAGCCCTCCTGATAAAGCGCCAACACTACCGCCCACGACCCGATTCTTCCAATCACCCTCGGATGCGCCAACACCATACACCCCGCCTTGAGCAGCTCCGGTCGTTGCCGCCCGACCAGCGGTCATTGGTTGACGGGCCAATACTTGCTGCGCTGCCCGTCCCTGTTTGACTGCTTGCCCTGCTCTACCTGTGGTTGCGGCTACTTTCGCAGCGGTCGTTAGTCCTTTAAATAATCCTACACCGGGCACAGCAAAGCCAGCCAATATTTCCGCACCATAGGCCATCTCGGGGTGTTGATCTCGAAATGAGTTCAGTGCATCACGCTCTTCCTGAACAAGATCATCGTAGGATTCTGCGCCAAATAAACTTCGGGCCAACGCTGTTAGTTCATCACCAAAGCCGAATGTCAGTCCCTGCCCTACGCTTCGCGCCACGCCCTTTGCCTTACCCAGACCAGACATTTCAGGACTTTCTTCTGGTTCAGGAGTATTGTATTTTGCCAAAGTCGCTGCGATTTGAGTTTCTGTAGCCTCGGGATACCGATCTAAAATCTCTTCTCTTGTCATTAGCTCATATCCAGTGCGACTGCGTTTCTTTCCCGGTCATCTTTCGCTTGTTCTAAAACTTCCCTATAGATGTCAGCTTTAATTGGATCGAACCTGGGGTCGTTGTCCCACGCTGGATCGATTGCCTCAACAATCATTTCTATGTATTTTTGGAAATCATCGAACTTATCTATAATTGCAGCTTCCCTATCTCCGGTCAGCCAATCCTTTGCGTTAGGCATAAACAAGTCATAAAACTGTGCGCGTTCGTCTTCACCAATAGCCGCGCCTGATTCCAGACGCAGGGCAATACTTAACGCCCTTTTCATTTTTGATTTAGTCGTTCGTGCTGGACCTTGCCAACCTAGAGCATCCCAGATGTCTAGCTCGTCGCGTAACTTCCCGTCTTCATCGATCCAATATTTCTTTGCGTCGGCCATCATCGTCGCAGAGCGTCTTATCATTGATTTCTTTACTGCTAAATCTGGTTTTTCTCCAGACAGATTAAGATTGGCCTGAAGCGTCGTACCCTGTCCCGCTCTTGGTATCCAATCAGCCGGTGCTGGCTCACCGTTTCTTTGTAGGTATTTAAGATTACCATCAGCGTCCCACGCTAATTTTCCAGCGTGTTCATTTCCTTCGGAATCAACAAAGACCTGTTTCGCCTGGTCTTTGAGTTTGGAAGAAGCGGGAACATCAGTAACCCCCGACTCAAGAACCTTTAGGATCTGATCCAACGGCATATTCTTTTCGATTAACGATTGCATTAAGGTCTGCTTGTCTTTGAAATCTGCGTCCGTGAGCTGCGACATCGCATACTGTCCGGCGTAGACACCAAGACTCGCCAACGCCTTCGCTTCATAACGGTCAGCGGCTTTTTTATCTCCACCGAAAAGAGCAGCACTGCCAGCGATGATTGCCTTGCGTTTTTTGATTAACTTGATTTCATCCGAAAGATGCTCTGAGTTAGTTTTGGTCGGCTTTGATGAAATAGACGATAGCGCACTCGCGGGGTTGTTCATCCCCATCTGCGCCGAATATCCCATTGTCGTTGGGGAGATGCCCATCTGATCGTAAAGTCCACCAGCAAGCGGCTGAGTGCCGTACATACCACCAGGACCGTAACGCTCTTCTGCTGCTGCGGGTGTGAGACCAGGACCGTAATCAGTAGCCATAGGCTGCGGCGCTGTCACTTGAGGCTGTACTTGAGGCTGTACTTGAGGCTGAGAGAATCCCGGAGGGGGTGAGTTGGGGTAGGACGTTGGCCCCATGACTTGCGCTTCAACATTTGCTGGGTCGTATGCGGGTGTAGGGCGAGCCGCAGTAACGTCTATTGCGTTTTGTTCGAATAGATCTTGCATAACGGCAGTGTCGATTTCTGATACACCCCCCCCAAAACCAATATTCATACGATCCAATCCGGTTTGAGCGGCGGCTCTTCGATTCAATTCATCCGTCAAATTGACGCCGGAATTCTGTCGTGCGAAATTGATTGCTGCCGAGTTGTTCGCATCCACAATATCCCGACCCGGTAAGGGCGCTGAGATACGGGGTTCGACCACATTGCTGCTCACCGTTGGGCGCGGGGAAGGCGGCAGCGAAGTTCCCGGCCCATCCTCCGCGTACCTATCTCTCGGAGAGATCATGTTCATCAAGCTGGTGCGCTTTGCATTTAAGGCGGCTTGCAGCCGCATTTTGCGACGTTCCTTCTTTCGGAATTCTTCTGCTGTTTCAGCCATTATCTGCGCCTCCGGTCTAGGTACGGGTTATAGCCCCCAAACAGACTGCCACTGGTCTGCATTTGTAGAGCCTCGGGACGCGCCATTGCTCGTCCTTGACCGCCACCTGAAAAATTAAAAGGCGTATCGGCAGCCTGGTATCCAGCACCAGCACCGCTCCATGCTTCGCCTAAACTTTTTCGAAATTCCTCGTCGCCGAATTGACCAAGAAAATCGCCAAACGAAGGACCGCTGCTCAACCCCCCTGCGGCCCTTCCCGGTTCCATGTACGCTGAGTAATAAGGCAACATCACAGTACCCCGTAATTAACGTGCTTGATGCCGTCAATAGTGGTAACGGCATCCGGTCTTACTTTTTCAACTTCCTGGGCCATCACACCGCGCCTGGGCGTTGAGTCGCCAATGTAGTTAAAGGCGTAAATCTGCAACCCTTTCCATGTTGCGCCTTCAGGCTCGATGTTTTCTTTGATGCGAATGTCAGAACCCACGAACGGTGCCGCAATGCTGGCGATCTGTCCAAGCGTCTGTAGACCAGACGGGCCAGGTACAGTCTGACTGCCACCGTAATCACCCGAGATCATGGACATATAATCGGCCAATTGATTCTGCGGAGCCATCGTCTGATAGTTGTATCGAGCAACATCCTGGTCGATGGCGGTCTGTGACATCGCCTGGCGCTTATCGCCAACATCACCAATAGCGTTGTACATCGACATTGGCGCGTTCATCAGGCTCGGATAGGCGTTGAAAGCCTGACTCGACAATGTACCGGCCTGGTTATATCCCCCGAGACCCAACTGCCCTGCCCTGATCGCAGCGTCAGAGGCTTGTCCGTAAGCCCCCAAAGCCTGTTGTGCCGCCGGTAATCTTTGCGCTTGTGCCTGTTGGTAAGCGCCACCGTACATTTCGGCTGCTTTGTTCAGCATCTGCTGGTTGGCGCTGGCAATCGCGTTGGACTGAACAATGTCGCCGCGTGATCCACCGCCCGGCTGATACTGCACAATGTTCTGCCTGATTCCTGGAAGCACTTTCCCGGTGAGCTGATTAAGAGTCTGCGTCCCCAGCGCATCCATCATCGAAGCGTACGGTGATCCAGCGCCCAAGTTGACCCTGCCGGACATCAGATCCGTTGTGGTCGGCTTAACTGCCTTCAGCGCATCATCAGCGTAGCCTTGAGCTACGTTGCCTCGACCCATCGCGTATTCCGGGGTCTGCTTCGCAATGTCGTACATTCCGAAAAGCTGGTTTTCAGATTCACGCTGCATACCAGTTGCGCGCGGCCCCATCGCGTAGCCCAGCGTAGCGGCTTGCGCTGCTTGCTGACTTGGGTCAAACCCCGCAACAGTCGGCCCTGAATAATATTTCGGCGGTCCTGAGTCGAGGATAGATTCTGCTTTTTCAAACCCTTTCGTCAAATATGGGATCTGTTGTTCCCAGGGTTCTTCTGTTTTCGTTCGTGATCCACCGCTCATAATTTAATCCTCATGCATTTCCACCGTCACTTGTCGCTATCAACTCAACTTTTCGGAGGAGCAACGACGTTATAGATAGGGTTGTTGTAACCCACAACAGGCCCATTTGGTTCTCCAGCAATTAATCCGTGCATCTGCGGCAACGCCCAATTTGCAAACGCACCGCTGCCGAGTGGCCCCGGTGTTGTCGAGCCAATCGTTCCACCCTGACTCTGAGCCAAGAACGGCACTTGGGTTCCCTGAACAGTTGCGTTGTCTGGACTCCCCAAGAAGTTCAAACCGGACTGAATTTGAAAATTGGGAGTGCTGGTATATGCCCCTTGAGTCCCGGCCCAATTTGCAAGGTTCAATGAGCTGGGAAGAGCTTGATCCCTAACGCCAGCGATGTTCCATTGGTTATTTCCAGGAGTCCAACCACCGGCTGCGGTCTGTCGAATGGCGTGTGTATTTACCGGACCTTCGCCTCCACCATAAAACGTAATCGGCATCCGGTAAGTTTCTTTTTTAGCACCACCCGAAATCGGATCAATGGTGAATTTCTCTGGTTCGCCCGTAATTCTCCACAATCCTTGTGGCGTGGCCGAAGACATCCCAGTGTACTGCGAGAGCAACGGGCCTCTGAATGGCGTACCAGCACCCGTACCACCCCCACCATCGTCGCCACCCCCACCACCACCACCACCGCCCCCGCCACCACCGCCTCCACCGCCGGGGGCTGCGCCCGACAATTTGCCGGTCGGGAAAAGCGGGACGCGGGTAATCGGGTAGGTCGATCCACCGCCCGGAGGGTTTTGCGGTTTCCAATTTCCTGGCAACTGACCGGGTGTTCGGCCACCATAGTGGTATAGGACATCGCGCATAGCACCACGACCCGGAACGCCCCGATACGGCTCATCTGGATCGGGTGATCCTGTCCATGAAATAGGCATCCACGGCTTGTACGCGAGGTTGTGGCCGATACCGCGCTTTTCGAGGTATGAAGACGGTCCCTGTTTCATGCCGTACTTTCCCTTCGGGATTAAGTTCGGTCCACCTGTCCACTCGGAACCCATCGGGTCCCATTGATTTAACTCACTGCCACCCTGCACCCCATTGATGTAGTCAGCGTAATCGTATTGTTCGTCTGCCCACCAATTCTCCAACCCGAAGGAAGGTTCACGATCACCGCCCCTACTGTCGCCGGTGCGGCCCCCTGTTTGACTTCCTCCACCACTGGTTTGGTCGGTATTAGTGCCGGTATCAGTGCCAGCGCCCGTGCCAAACATCTTGTCGTACATCGCAGCTTGAGCTGCGTCCGACCAGGGAGTGCCAGCGTCCTTGAGTGCCTGGTTAACTTGCTGCCATTTGTTCGGCTCCGCAAGTCCTCGCTCGTCGCGTCCCGCTGCCGTAGCTGGACCAATGTAGGACGTTCCTTGCCCTTTTTCTCGGTCAGTCACATCGCGCATGATGTCACCCTGCACTCGCATTTTTGATTCGGCTGCTAGGGCTTGTAAGCGATACTTTTCTTTGTCAGTGCCAGACGCAGCTTTCATCTTTGTGATCGCGGCAGATCGTTGCTTAGAGGCAGCATCACGCTTATCTTTTGCGCCAGCGTGATCCGTTGCGCTCTGGGTCGGCTCCTTCATAACGGCTGCGAGTCGCTTAACTTTTGCGATAGCTCGTAAATGCTCTTTGGAGCCTTTTTTACTGATTGATTTCGCCGCCTTTAGGGCTGCTGCACGATCTTTTTTAGCTTTAGCTTTCTGCGCTGCTGTTGCCATTAGATAATCTCTTTTGTCAAAATATGATACGAGCACTTCCAATCCGGTAATGCTCTTAGCCAACCTTTTCTGCCCCAAACCTCAATGCTGGAGCAACCTGTTTGTCTTGCGAATTCTTCAACCATAGGAAAGTGTTTCATCCATCGCGCCATGCCTTCGCCGCCGATGGATAAAATCCTAAGAACCTTTTTTCGCGGATACGGGATGATCTGTGTCACCATCGCTGCCGTGACCTGACGATCTTCAACCGAGAACCAGAGCTGCATTTCGCCCTTGATTAGTTCGGGCAGCATATCCTCCGGCTCGATCTCTCCTTCGGAATGAGGAGTAGCAAGAGCGAGGTGGTCTACAACTAAAGGCCAGAAAACTTCAACCTCATCCGGTCGCGCTATAAATGCTTTACAACTTCGTCCAGGAACTTCCGTCGAACCAGTAAATTCCGACTCCGGCTCCGGGGTTCCATGATGTGCCGTCGGCGTAGACGAGTTGTCCATTCCTGGGTTTATCTGGTTCAACAAATGTTTCCTCCAATCGGAGTTGCGATAGGTTAAAAACAACCTCCCCTAATCGGTTTAATTCGTTGGTCAAATAGATCCCTAAATCTTCAACCTTTGTCGGTGGTGGACCCGGCTGGTAACGAGTTACAGATTTCCATTTTTTTGAATCAGCTATAGCCACGGCTACCCCTTCTTCCCGCGTCCTCTAGCTCAAACGCTAACCCCGAGAGTTTCCAATGGGTGTCGCCAGTGCTTTCGATTTTTACACCGTACAATTTTCCCGTTGCACGACAAGAAACCTTCGACATGGTATCCGGGTTAAACGTAAACGGTCCTTTCCAGGTGATCGCCTCCTCTGTTGACATCTGAGTGCCGACATAAATATTGACGGTATCCTGGTTGAGTATTTCCATCTTCGGCCAAATTGCCTGGACCCTTTTGACCGAGGTCTGGTCCGGCGAACCTTGCGAGGTCAACGACAGACCAGTTCGTTCGATGAATGCAGTCATGTCGGTAGTGTCTTCTTGGTTTCCAGACCCATCGCGAAAAAGTTTCGTCGAGATAGGTGAGGCGAATACCAAAGCGTCCTCGAACAAATCGAATGACATCGCCCAGCGGCCATCAGCCGTCGTCCATGTTGGTGTCGCTGCCGCCCAAGTCGTAAACCCTGTCGGATCGTCTACCACCCCCGCTGTAATATGGGAGAGCTGCGGTAGATCACGGATCGTAAAAGCGCGGGTGACGTAGTTAAAAACCACGGCTTTATCAATCTGGGTGTTCAGTGAGTCTGCTGACACGAAGCAAGAAAGGATCTCATTTCTACCGTGATCGGCTACGACGAATGATCTTTGCGCTGCCTCACCGTCGATCAAATTAAACATCCAATCCCGTAGCTCGGACGGCAGAATCGGGAGCACACGCTGACCGTCATTTACATAAAGATCATCGTTTCCTAAAATAAAATGTCCACCAGGGAATTCCGCAACACAGTTTTTCGCCATGACTCCAACAGGAGAAACCTTGCGGAATGAGAAAATAAACGGAGTCCCCACATAGGACATCTGGTGAACCGCGCCGGAGGTATAAATCTGGAACGTATCACCGAGCTGCAACCCGTCCCTAATAATTTCTCCTCCGTCTTGCAACGGGTACTCGCCCGCATCAAGAGTGCTGGAAGTTTCATCCCATGAGCTGGGCACGGTTTGTGTCGCGGCCTCGGTTGACCACTTCACGAGAGTCGGATAATTTACGGAGGACTTGGTAACATTTAACGACACGAGAAAACTTTTAAAAGACTTTACTACCGCACACTCGGTTGAGGCGGGCCAGTTTGTTAAATCTGCCATAACCGTGCCGGTGTTCGGCAAACCAGACGTTAAGGCCCAAAACTGCGGATCATCGTTCGGGTTTACCAGGATCAGAATCCCGCCGAGAATCGTAGAAGACCAACCCTCCGCTGCGGTTGCGGAATAATCACCGCTTGCCCTGGTAATGTCGTGCCATCTTTTTGTTCTGGTAACCACCGCATCGTCAGAATGTGCTGCCGCTGTGGTGCTATTTGCCCCACGGGTACAGGTAGTGAACGTAGTTGAGGTCTTGCCGGTATACGTTATCTGCTCCGACCCGATTGTGATCGTACCCTTTGACTCAAATCCGGTTGTTGAGTCCACGGTGACTGTCGTGGCAGCGTCTGTCAAAGATCCGTTAAGTTGGTCCACGTTGGTCGTGGCATCGTAGACGTATATTTTTGCCGTGCCGCCGACGATGAAATATTTGGAGATACCGGCTGCAAGATAGGTAATGTAATAAGGCGGCACCGGGCAGGTCGCCATAACTTCCGCATAACCAGGTATCTTTTCAATTGAGCCATGCCAGGCTCTTACATTGTTTCCGTCAGACCAAGCATTTGGAGGAAGCTGCCAAGGTGGTATGTCTTTTTGAATGCCGACATCCCCAACAGACTCCATCGCGACTAAAGCCATTAAATATACCTATTCATTAGGAGCAGTCGGCCATCCCACTGCGCTAACATCATCAGCGGCTCTCAACCCTGCGGGTAGATCACGCAAGGCTTTACGGTATTCGCGCCATGCGGTGTCATCTTCAGTGGTTAGCGCCACATCCGCTACTTGCGTCCAATCACTCGCGGCAAGCATTTGGTTTCGACGACCTCGAAGTTCGGCAATCGCACGATCAAACGCACCCGCTTGCCATGCCGCTTCCTCTGCTTCGCGTCGTTCTACTTCAGCGTCGGTAAGTTCTACGCGCTGACCATTTACTATTTTGTGCATTTAACTTACTCCAAACATATGAATTTGACCGGCGTCTATGTTTCCTGAATCCATCGCGAATTTCACTGCGTTTATTGCAGACGTAGTATTGATATAACCGGCAGGGAAAGTTTGATAGGTATAGGTGTTGGCGGCACTTTGCCCAACCGCATAAAAATGTTTTACTTTAGATGTGGAACTTGGTGAAAACAGATGTAGTTCTCCAACGCCACATCTATCATTGTCATCACCCATTGCCCAAATGATGCCTTGCGGTGATGTCGATTGAGCGCGATCGCCATTTGCTAAATACCCGAACGCATTCGCGCTATCGTTTTCCATGTGATATGTCCGAAAAAAGGTTGTCGTTTTTGTGACACCGTAACTCGAACCACCATTCGTGCTGACATAAAAATCTATTTGAATATCATCGCTAGACGGATGTATATCGACAAAATAAAAAACATACTCGTCATACGTTGAGTCGATCCCACTGGTGAACTCCACGCTTGCTGAACCTGATGCCGTGGCTGATGAGATGAGTGTTAATTTTCCGCTCATGTTGCCACCAGTCCGTATTGTTTGATTACGCCGTCAAAGTTGCCGCTACTCATTTTGAACTGGCAAGCATCAACATCATTGGTGTCATTAAAATATCCCGCCGTGTAAACATCTCCCGAACCAGTTGGACTGTACTGAAACATCGCCTGACATCTTGAATAGTAGTGTTTGACGTATGTTGTACTTGCGGGATTAAACAAAAATAGTTCTCCGCACAAACTGGCATCAGCGTGATCTTCTAGCGTGTCATGCAAATATTGAAAGTTGGTTGTTTGCGCTTGGTCGTAGCCGGTTGCATAAGCCAATTCTGCGGGTGAATCATCTTCTGCATGGCCCGCATAAAAATAGGTAGTCGTCCACGTTACTCCGTAAGAACTGCCGCCATTGATGGAGCCTTGCCATTGAAAATATGCCGCATCTGTATTTGCATGGACATCAATAAACGCAAACTTAAATATCTTGTAGCCAGTCAAATCAGTAAACGAGACACTGCTTGCGCCAGATGCTGTGGAGGTGTTGAGTAGTTTCCAGTCGCTCATTTGATACCCCACATCCGTATAACACCGCTAGAAATATTGCCTGATGACATCAAAAACTTGGCTCCATCTATTGCGCTAGTTGTGTTGCAGTAACCGGCGGCATATACATCTTCTGCATATTTGCCGTTTGAAGGATCGGCTGTATGGGAGCCTTGAATTCTTGAATAGAAATGTTTTACATAGGTCGCATTAGAAGGATTGAAAAGATCAAGACATCCTGATGAAGATTGATCTGCTCCATTACCTAAATTAAAAGCAATTTGTTGTGCGTCTGTACTTTGGGCTAAATCGCGACTGCCAACATAACCTAGCCCCGCATCAGTTCCGCCCTCATTGTGATACGCTATAAAAAAAGTTGTAGTCTTGGTAGTCGATCCAAAGGTTCCACCAATCGAAAAATCAACCGTTAAGTTGACGCTATCCGTAGCCGGTGCAATGTTGTAAAACCCAAACTTCACCTGCTTATACGCAGTCGGCAACGTGAACTCTAGGGATGCGCTACTGCTTGCTGTCGCAGTGGACAACAAAACGGCTGTTCCTGTATCCGCACTCGCTCCATACAGGGCTACTTTGTTTGCACCTAATGGCATTACTTGAGATCAGCCCCTGCAAGAAATCCATACCAGATGACTCCACCGTCAACGCTAGTGAATGTTAGGCAATCAACACCCGCAGTCGTAAGAGTTGGTGCAGTACCTCCCGCCCAATCTACAGCTCCAGGCCAGTTCACCGTTTGCGATCCACCGTTGGTCAGGATCAGAGTGAACGATCCGCACTTGCCGGATGCCGGGGGGTTGGAAAAGGTGAAGGTATTGGCAGAGGTATCGACAGTCGCGGTGACTACGTTGCCATCCGTCAGGTCAATGTCCTGTGTGCCACCACCCGTTGCGCCGATAGCGTTTACGTCCTCGCTGTAAACCGCTATCTCTGTGTGAGTCGAAGCGGTGCGGGGCGAGACTTTGTCCGTTTTGATTTCGCTCATTTAGGGTGAGCCTCCTTAACTGCTTCAATGTGGTCTAGCCACGTTCTGCTTCCGTTGACCGAATCCCAATACTGCATATCCAGTTGGTCAGCGATAGAGGCGTAGGCATCTGCTCTTGCTCTGGCGTAGGCTTTGCTGTCGTATTCGGCTTGCCACTCTGCGTGTGCCGATTCAATGTCATCGACGGATGGTTGCGCCTGATCTGATTTCCACTCCGCGATGTAAACGCCATCTCCATCGTCTTGAAGGGAAAAGTCTGATCTTGCAAACCCTAGTTGCTGTAAACCTTTTGCTGTGATTGCCATATTTAAAACCCTAACTTGAAGCCGCCGAAGTAACTTACATAAGTTCCTGACGAATAAAATGTCACGCTTCCACTACCAACTTGACCATGAGCAAACACTTCAAGGTAATCTCCCGCTGATAGCGGGATAATTCCCATCGCCTGAATACCTTGCTGTGCGTAATGTCCACCGGTCATTGAAAATTGGAAAGTTCGGATATTGCTTCCGTTTAACTTAATTTGTAGGTTCATTTCCGAAAGGCTGGTTCCGTACATATTGCCCGTCGCGTAAACAAAATAGTTTCCACCTTCACCAGATGGAACTGTGAACCGATAGTTTGTGGAATTGTCGTAAGCACTGTCGGTGTCGATAGTCTCAAGGTTGTACTCAACTTTCGTGCTTGTGTCGTCTGCTATTGTTTGGCTTGCGCTTCGGTAAACGTGCCATGCGGGAGTGTTATCACTACCAAACCCTGTCGCAGTTCCACTGTTCGTCAGTGTCGCGCCTGATGCTATTACCAGAGTCGCACCAGATGGAATCGTGGTGGTATCACCCGAATGAGAAATTTGGAGTGCAGTCCCTGTGGCTGGGCTTATCAAGTTCGTTTTTAGTTCACTGCTCATGATTTCAGCGCCTTCAATTCGTCAAGGGTGGTTGCGTCATCAGCAAGAGTTGTGATGTCTCGGAGTCTTTGTTTTTCTGAGACGATGCTAGAAGTGTCTGCGCCTGACTCTTGCGCCCTCATGTAAGCGACATCCTGTTCTTGCAATAGCAATTCACGTTCCCGGCGCAATCGTTCTTTGGTAATCTCCCGCGCCTTCTCAAAATTTATAACAATCATTCTTGGTACTCCCATGCGTCTCGAAAAGTTCTGTCGGATGGAATGTCTGAGTCCTCTACGATTTTGTAAGACTTGCCATTAGGCACATCTTTAGCCGCAAGTTCTTCTATCGTTCCTTTCCAATTTGGAGATGGAATAACAATGGCAACACCTGTATCTTTTGGGTAAATTATTCTCATGCCAAATCTCCAAAAACTAATACGCTTGTTTCACCATAGTCCGTTGCTGTTCCTGTATGGCCCTCTCTAGTTGAAACTTGTACAGTTCCTGCGGCGATAGCAGTAATCGAAACAACACCTCTGGACGAAGCACATACCGCGCCAACAGCGACATAATTCGCACTACTCATATTTGCTGTAAAACTTAGGGTGTAATCTCCAGTGCCGTTGTCAGTAATCGAAGTAAAGTTAAAATCTTCTTGAATGGCTGGTGTTCCTGTTCCAGAAAAGTTTACCCATGCTTTTGCAACTCTCTTCTTTACATTGTTTGCTTCCGTTCCAGACGTTGACAGTTTTGCTACTGTTACGCCCCCGTCAGTAACAAACCCCGATGATGTGGCAGATGCGTGTAAGGTGACTGCTGTTCCTGATCCACCCAGAGTCAGCGTTGATCCGCTCTCTTTGTCGATTGCATTAACTTCTATTGTGCTCATACGATCACCCAAGTTGATCCGCTAGGAATAGTGACCGTGGCTCCAGAATCGACTGTTATCGGCCCTGCGC